TTAAGGACTTTTTGACATAAACTAATAGTTTATTTTCTCAATCCTTTATGATTATCAATCCTATCTAGAATTTTGTTAAGCTCATCTGTTTTTATCAAACCTGCCATTGAAGCATTCTTTAGAGCACTTATAAGTTGTAGTATCATAAAGGGAACTACAATTACTTCTGATAGCCAGCCTGTTCCATCAAAACCTTTTTCTATCATAAGTATGACTGTTAGAATTGCCAGCCATGTAAAGGTGTTCTTGGTTATCCTTAATGCTTTATAGGTTTTAAAGCCTTCTCTTTTACAGCCAGCCCACACTCCAAAAATGCCATCTAACCATAATACTGAACAAACCGCCAGGTACTGTTCCATGTTTTCCATTGATAAATCAAAAAAGTACGTACATAAATACGTACAGAAGGCTGTTATACTCACTATTGATAATTTAGTTGTCATTTATTAATTCTTTGAGCCATTTAATATTCAACGGTTATACAATAATATACACTTTCTAAGTGGTACATTAAAATTATTTACCTGTTAATATGTCTGGTATTAGTTATTTAGTTCCCATATAAAAATCATCATTCTGTAAGTATGAGTTGTATTTCTGTATAGAGTATATAATAGGAAGAACATCTTTCCAGTTTTTATAAACTTTTAAACTACCTTTTTTACTTCCTCTTTGATATACATGTTCAGAGTTTAAATAAAATTCATCTTTGCTTTGTGTTGTATATGCTAAAGGTGTAGCTACAAGATAATACATTGCTTCTGCTAGCTCTCCCATAGTTCTTGATGCAGCTAATGGTGAGTCAAACATCTGACGCATTTGTGTATATCCACCTAAACCTGGAATAGGATTAAATATTACAGTTTCTTTATAAGCTCTCTGTGCTTGATACTTAATCATATTCTTAAGTCTTTTAGTTAAGTCATCATCGTCATCATCAGAAAGTATATTATCTAAGATCATGCTGATTGCTAATGTGCTTAATATGATACCTATCTCACCCATAGTTCTGTAAAAACCAAACAGTTTATTCTGAGCACGTTGATCTGCATTACCACCTTTACCATCATATCCTATTTTCCTTTTAACACCATCTTTTCCCGTCACTGTCTTAACCTGGGCTTCCATAAACCCTTGACCGTAAGTAGTAAAGGCAATATTACCTTTCATAATTTCTCTCTTAGCATAACCTAAGAAAGACCAAAAAGATAAATATCTTCCTTCCATCCAACCTAAGTTTTGATCAAAGTATTCTCTTTGGTATCTAGCTCTTACTGCTGGTGCCACCCACTTTTTAAATTGAGCTGCAAGGTTTCCAATAGTATTACTTTGAATAACCATTCTATCTTCTTTAGCATAGTTACCATGTATCTGTTTGTTTACCTCACGTATTTTATTTCTAATCTCATATCTAATTGCATCAGTGTACTCTTGCTCAACCCCATTATATATGATTGTATTAAAACCTTCTTTAATTTCATTTTTATGAGTCTCTGAATTATAAGTAAATGCATCATAAAAAGATAGTTCTGTCCCTTCTAATGGATGGCCTTTAGTTGTGTTCTTAACCACAATATCCATAAGCATTGCCATACCTACTTTAGTTTGTACATTATATTCTGCAGCATCTTGCATAACATAACCCCATTCAGAAGCTCTTTCAAACCAGCTCCTACCTTGAGAAGTTTCATAACCTGCTCCTTGTTCACGTAAGTCTGACATACTGTCCATCATTCTAAACATATCTACAAAAGCTTCCCACTTATTATTAGCTTTCTTTGGATCATAATCAGATTTTCCTAAACCAGGTATCATACCAAACGTTGCTATATCAGCAAGATCACGTGTGCTTTCTCCTGTATAAGAAGTTCTTTGTACTAAAGACATTAAAGCTTTTTTATTAAACTCAGCAGAAGACCTCATATAAGATCCTTTCTTGTAGAACCTGCCTCCCAACATTTCTATGTTGTTATTTATTCTACCTATAACGTAGTTATTAAAGTTACCAAATGGGTTAAATGCTACATAAGATAAAGAAGACAGTTGTATTAACCCATCTGCTATTTTATCAAAAGCACCTTTACTTATAAGCTCATTGTCATAGAAGACCATGTTTATCCACTTCTTTGCTCTTCTTTCTACATTACTTTGTTGTGTGCTTGTACTTGCTTTTACACCAACTGCTTTCTTTATACCATCTTTAGTTACTGTAGTTAGTTTAGTATCACCAGAAGGTTCATACTCTCTACTTTCTATAACCTTAACAAAAGCATTCATGGTATCTTCTACAGTACTCATAGTCTCATAGTTTTGTGCCATTGCACTAAACTTTAATAGACTTGAAGTTAAGTCTGTACTTATCTGACCCATTGATGGTTTTGATCTTAACCGTTGTCTTTTACCATTAAGTGCTGCTATATCTGTTTTATAATCATCTGAACTAATTTCACCTTTTTTTAACTCATCTTTTTTAGCTTGTATTTCTTTAGATACTTTGTCTAGCTCAGCATCTGTTCTAGGTACACCAGTATAAAATATAGGCATTGAGTTTACCAAGTTGTTGTTTTCATCTAATGAAATACCTTTAGTTGATGATGTTCTTTTAAATGTATTCCAAGCTCTGCTTCCTATTGTTGATGCATAAAGTTTATTATAAAGACTGCTCTTTCCTTTAAGCTCATTTAAGACACCATTCATCACTAAAGGAACTCTACCTGTCATTTGATTCATAACACCACCTGGTAGCATTTTTAATAACTCTCCTTCAAACATTCCAACAAAAAGTTCATAAAATTCTTTTTGAGCTTGTTCTAATGCATTGTTAGGCTTCATTATTTTCCCATACTTTTCACTAGTCATATCTCTACCAGATCTTGATGTGCTAAGTGCAGTAACAAATTTCTTTTTAGCTGCACGGAAACTTTGATCTTTAACTATTGATCCAATAGGTTGACCGTTTACTCTAACAGCTTTGGTATACGCATGCATGTCATAATACTTAGCTTCATATGTTGTATACTTTGCATCAGATATGTTGGGTTTTCTATACCAATTACCGTAAGGATTAGATTCATCACCAGGAACAAAGTACTCATAAATGTCTCTTGCATCTTTAAACTCTTGTGTATAACCATGGTACTCTCCATCTACTGGGTTTCCTGATTCATTTTTAATCTCAGCTCTAAAGAAATCACTAAGTGCTCTTTTATCATTTGCTAACTTTATATTATAGTCTATGTCTTCTTTAGAAGCATCATCTAGATTGGTAATGTCTCTATAGTAATATGGGTCTCCTTCATTATCATATAATCTAGATCTTATCTCATCTTGCATTTGATAATATTGTTGACCTATTCTTTTAACATAGAATCCTGTAAATTGACCATCATCAGAATATTCTAACATAAAGTCATAAAGCTTTTCTAAATCCTTATTGTTTGAAAGCTTTAATAATTTTTGTCCAGCATTTCTTATAAGAGTTTCTCTTTGTCCAATCTTATCTAAAAGCTCTTGCTTTTTTGCTTTGTAGATTTTATCCATAACAGCTAACATAACATCTGTTGACGTAGCCATATCTCTTGTATAAAGATCTACCAAACTAATATCATCTGCTTGAGTCATTAAATCATCCAAGTCTTCCTTAGTAAAGTAACTACCATCAGCACCAAATTCATTTGATGATCTAGTTCTTATAACTTCTTTTACATAATTGTTTAGTGCGTCTTTTATAAGTCCTAAGTCAGTCTTTGATGATCCTCCTGTAAGTTTGTTAATGCTTTGACCCATTGTTAAAACCAATGATCTCTGTGTAGCATTTAACTCTTTTATCTCAGTACCTTCTAAAGTATGTAAACCTTTAAATTTGTTTATGAATCTATCAAAATTAAGTACATAAGTAATATATTCAGGCTTGCCAACATTCTTTGGATCTTCTATATACTCAGTAAAAGATCTAATTTGTTTTATTGCATCTTGTAATAGCTGAGTAAAAGCAACTGATCTAGCAATTGGACCCTCACTCTTTGCTATACTTATAAAAGCAATAGCTAAAGCAAGTGATTCTGTTTCTGCAGTTTTTGTTCTATCCATATAGATAGAGCTTCTTACTTGTTCTATTGCAGTTTTAGTATCTATCATAGCTGATTGATAAGTATTCAGTGCAGTTGCAATGACATTATACTCTGGAAACTTTTCTGCTTCTATCTTATCTGCTAATGTAGCATCTTCTTCTATTTGTTCTGAACCTCTAAACACTGCATCTTCAGCATTTTTTGTTTCTTCCTCAAGTCTTTCTGCATTAAGGTTATCTTGCAATAGTGGAACTAACATGTTAACCATGTTTATATTTTCACTAGATGGATGGTCAATTAATTGATCATATGTTATCCCTCCTGTAAATTTTTGATTTTGACCCTTACCTGTTATGCCTACTGTAACATGTATAGTAGATGCAGCACGGTCCCCTTCAAATACTTTATACCCCATATTCTCAAACATTCTTCTGTACAAGTTCACTTGTAAGTTATGTTGAGTTCTAGTTGACAGCTTGTCTATACCTTGTTGTTTTAATAAACTCTCAGGAGAAAGGCCCCACTCTTTATCATAATATGACTTCTGTTGTCTACCGGCTTTAGTATCTATTATAGCTTGAGTACTTAAAGCATTCTTGCTTGTTTTTAAATCTACTATTCTAATACTACCATCTCTATCAACAATTACTAAATCAGCTGTACCAGCAAGTTTTGTTGCTTCATCAAAAACTACAACTTGTGTTAATGCTATTGAGCCTTCTGGCTTAATATTCTTTAATGTAGTATCTAGAATGTTGTATGCTTCTTTTGCTTGCTCTTCATTTAACATGATCATTTGATCCATAACACTAGCTACAGATTCATTTGCTACCAAAGCATCTAACAATGCATCAACATCATTTCCAATATCTAAATTAAGCTGTACATCTTTCTGATTAGCCAGCTTACCTTTAATTGCTGTAGTAACTGAAGTAAATATTTCACCATTAGTTATATCAACATATGTATGGTCTGCTTTATTAAGTGTAACAATTGTTGATCCATCACTTGCATTAGCTGAATATGAATCAATAACTTCATCAACATTCATTGCTTGATGAAACAAGCGTTTGATGACTGCTCTTTGTGGACCACTTGATTCAGAAATAATTTTATCAATTAACTTTTGTTTCTTAGGCGTTAAGCTATATCTAACTTTACCATCAACTCTCTTAGTTAATTTAAATTGGATACCCTCAGTATTTAATAGTTTAGCTATATCAGACATAGAACTATTTGAGTTAATAACATCTACAGTTAATGGTCTACCTGTAATGTATTCATTAAGATTATTGATTACATTCTTAAACCATTCTAATAACTCTTTAATTTTTTCTACAAATCTTTGTGTAGGATTCTGCTCAAATTCTTTTTTAAAGTATCTAGCCAATCCTTGAGTTACTATTTCTAAGTCTCTCTCAACATCATTAAAGGTTCTTCCTTTGTTGTATTCTGCTTCAATCTCTTGAACCATAGCAGGGAAGTTAGTAGTTACTTCACCAAGCAAACTGTTAAATAAACCTTCATTGTCTACTTTAACTGCGTCTATAAATGGGTGTAGTATTTCCTCAATTGCTGTCTCGTCTGTTACTCTTCCTTTTATTAAGTAAGCTGTACCATCTACATAAAATGAATTAACTCTAGAAAAGTTTACATTATTTTTTTTCCATGCAGGTAAAGACTCATATAGATTTTTTGCATCTGCTACACTTAACATTTTTATATCTACTTGTGGAAACATTTTCTTTAAATGTAATACCACAGCTCTTGATCTTGGAGTATCCCATGATCTTGTTTTCTCTATTAAGTCTCTTGCTGTGAACATGTCTTCATTGACTTGCACAACATATGATTTAGGAGTTCTAGTTATACTTACAGTAGATTCAGGTATATTATTTATTTCTAAATATCTTTTTAATCTTTTTAAATTGCTAGATAAAAACATTTCATCATACTCCCTGGTTGCTGGATTAGAGTTATTCAAAAAGAATACCCCTTGATACATAGATCCTATTCTCTCTCTGCTTAAGTTTGTCAAAAGACTATCAGCAAAATCTTTTTGCTTTAATGAAAAAGCTATCTTTTGATCATTAACCATTTCTGCTGCTTCTAATACAGTAGGAAAAGCATCTGAGTTATTTAGCTCTTGCCATGTATTAATAACATCATTAGTAACTAATTCAGTATTGTATACATCTTGCAATGCTCTATATTCTCCTGTATTTTTATTAGGACATTTTGCCATTTCTATCTATTTTAATATGCAACGTTTAATATTATCTATAAAATCTTTCTGACTCTCTTCAGATGTCTTTGCTGCATCTTTAGAAAACCTGCTTTCATATGCCTCAATCATATTAGACAAAGGAAACAAATTTTGATTAATTAATGTCAGTCTAGCAGCTTTATCTTTTGTAATAGCATCAAACTCTTCAGTAATTATATCATAAGAATCAGCAAGTTCAAATTGTAAATCTAATGTAAGTTGTTCTTGTTCAGCTGTCATCTCTGGCATTGCTTGATCAACATCTTCTATTATATTTCCTTCTAATTCTTGTTCATTTATTGATTGTTTATCATCTTTCTTTTGAGCCTTGAGTTGTTTTATATCTGATATATTAACACCTCTGCCTTCTACATCATAACTAATATTTACACCCTCTTCAGTAGCTGTAATTATTGAACTTTCATTTTTTAAAGCCTCTTGCTGAACAAACTTATTTTCATCAATTGACATTTCACTTATTTCTGATTCAATCTTTTTAACATCTAAAGCAGTACCTGCTACCCCTCCGTTGCTTCTTACATATTCTCTAACTTCAGTATATGTTGGTCTATCTCCAAACATAAATCCAATTCCATTTTGTTGATTAGACCCCATTGTATCTACTTCATTAAATACATTTTGTTTGATAGATGATAACTGAGTGTTATATCTAAATGTCTTATATACTTTTTGACCTGTTACATTACCAAAACCAACTCTTAAGTATTTAACTAATGGTGCCTCAGCAGATCCTTCTGTATTCTTTATTACTAATTTCTTTTCTGTTCTATCATATCTAACTGTGCTTGGTAATGGTGTTATTTCATCTGTCTCAATTGTAAACAACTTAGAGTTATTTGCATTAGATAATAAATAACCATCAGAAAATTCAGCTTTCATCTCATCTACTGTTATACCAAATGTATCTACAAATGATATTTCACCTTTCAGTGCTTTCTCAACAGATGGTAATGTATCTAAATAAGAAGTTAATACTACAGGGCTTATTACTGATAGTAAAGAACCATAGCCCAATTGTAAACCACCTTTAACCATTTCATAGTTAATGATTGTTTTAGCATCATTTCTAGTTTCTAATGAACCATACAGCTTAGCAAAGTCATTTTGAAGTTGAATCTTTTGACCCGCATTAAGTTGTCTAAATGTATTAGAGTTTGCTTGATTAAATCCTGCATTACTTTCTGATGCTTTTGTTGTAATCACATAATTATCTAAGAAGAAATTATTCTTACCTACATCAGTAGTACGCAATCTATCAATAACATCTACTATAGAATTATATTCTGTTGGATAAATTATATCATTGCTTAATGTTGCTACTGACTGAGCATCACTATCCAAACCTTTTTTCTGATATGCTTTAATAGATAAGTAAGAAAGTAAATCTAATCTCACCTTTGCCATCACATCTTCTGTAAACTCTATTGTATTAGTGTTCATTTGACTAATAGCAGGATCTAATATTTCATTAAACTGTGGTATTGTAGATATAAAAGTAGCAGGCAATAAATCATTTGTTATTTGAGTAAATATTTTCAAATAAGTATTTTGCCAAGTGTTTCCATAATATATAGGTTTTACATCCATAGGTAACTCTAAACCAGGAGCAGCATTAAATAAAGAAGCAGTGTCTTTATATTTTTGATTTACTTCAGCAATGCTAGCACCTAAACCTTTTGTTAAACTAGTAGGAGCTCCCATCTTAGATGTAAATTCTTTTAGCTGTGTTCCTTTTGAAAACACATTAAGTATGCTCCACATTTCATCTGTACTCACATCTTCAGGGTTATTAAGTGCATCTATTAATAATGCATCATCAACACGTACAAATTTTCTTTTGCCTTTTACCCTTTCTAATTGTGCTATTGTAAGATCTGTAAGCTTACTAACTCCCGGATCTAATTTAGAAGATTTGTTTAATGCCTGAGAATATATATCCTGTATAGTAGGATTATTAACTAATAGTAATGCTGTCTTTAATGGTACAGTCAATGCTGTTAAATTAGCCAATAAACCAACAGCATGTCTATTTAAACCTAACTTAGCAACCAAACGGTCTTTAGCATTATCAGTAGCCATTGTTATTAAAGCTGAAAGAACATCTTGCTTTCTACCTCCTTGTTTATATTCTGTCTTACCATAATCATTATAGGCTTGACCATTCAAATATATTGCAGCTTTCTTAGTAAGTTTAACGTTATACTCTGTAAGCAAGCTTAAGTATAAGTTAGGTAATACAACTGCTCCAATTGATGCCCCTTTATTAGCAGTAAATGCTTTTATCTTACCGGTCATATTATCTACATCAATATTCCCTTCTTCAATTCTTTCTTTAAATACATCAGAAACTTCTGCTAGCTCAGCAAGAACACCTGTTCTAGTCTTAGCATCCCAAAGAACATTTGTATTTGCAGCTTGATAAGAAATAGGCACCCCATCCTTAGATTCAGAAACACCTTTGTTACCAATTAAAGCATATCTATAATCTAAAACTTGATTGTTTAATGGAGCTGCAAATGGTACACCATGTTTTTCATTATATGTATCAAATTGACTTGACGTAACTGGCAAACCTAATGTTTGTAATGCTCTTATAGTTCTTTTTTCTAATCCTGCTTTTAATGCTGATTTTATTTGAGCATCTGTAACTTCAGTTGCTCCCTTTAATTCATTGCCTGCAAATAAACTTAATGCCTCAGAGTAAGTTGTACCTGGTGTATTTGTTTTTTGATTTGCATATCTAATATACTCTTCATATAAATTACCTTTACCATACTCTATAAATTCTCCGTCTTGCACATAGAATTCTTTCATCAAAGAGAAAACCTTATCTATATCAAAATCTGCTCCTGATACTTCAACAAGTTCTTTTGCAAACATTGCTGTTGATCCATAGTATGCTGGTAGGAAATCTACCATCTTCATGTTTACAGCAGAATGATTATCTTGAGAAGGAATTCTTACACCAAACATTTTTGATATTGCTTCTGGTAATTTAGCACTTGGTACATTTTCAATTAAGTCCATCACATTTTTATAATGTGAAGGCATCATCATCTCAGTATACCTCAGACCAGTAGAAGTATTTTTATCTTTTGGGTCTGTATATTCCATAAGACCATGTCTTAAATCATCCAATACAATTAAACCTTCTGATAAACCTTTTGTGTCAGATGTAATAGTATTTAGGTCAGTTAAATCATTTGTAGAATATTCTTCAGCAAATGTTTTTTCTCTAATTATCTCTGATCTAACAGGTATAGTAATAAAGTCTCCATTCTTTTCTATGGTTTCTACTTCATAAACTCTTCTATATACTTTGTTACCAAAATCTGATAACAGTGTAAGTGAAGTACCCGGTGATTTTTCTGACAACACTCCCTTGCTAAAATAAGATAAGAATAGCTGTTCTGCTTTTTGAACAACCAACGGATTGTTAAGATCATAATTTTGAACACCATCAGTCATAGAAAAGAAATCTAATATTTGTTGACTAGACTTTGATGCTTTTAAACCTTCTTGTGCATAAGTAAGGAATGCTGCTAAATTTGGAGTAACCCCTCCTCCTGGTTTTGAAGATAATTTTAATTCATCTAATGCAGTCTCTAATGTAAAGACTAAGTTTCTTTTGTTTTTATAATTTAAAACAACTCTTTGTGAAATAGCTTTATTATATGCTTTCTTAATTTCACCAACAGTTAATCCTAATGCCTCAACCTTTACATTATCTTTTTGTTCAGATGTAATTATTTGTTTGATCTGTGTAGGATCTAACATCTCTAATTTATTACTTGGGTTAATTACTTGTAGACCCATATATCTAGCATCTAATTGTGTTGCAGGATTTGTAAATGGTTTAGGGTTATCTAATTCTTCTAAAGTATTAACACCTTGCTTCTTCATTTTAATTGCACTCAATGGAGCTGCAATACCTAATGTTTCTGCATTTGGTTCTGACTCAATTGCTTCTAATTTAACTCTTAAATTGTGTAGCTTAACTCTATGTGGTTTAGCAATCCAGGTTCCATCTTCTAGTTGTCTAGAAGTAAACTCAGGTGTAAGAACAAAAGCAGACATCTTAAGAAAAGTAGAACCATCTCCGTATACAAGCTTTTTAGAATTAAGCATTGCACCTTTTTTAATATATCCTTCTGATGCTTCAACTGATCCAAATATATCATCAGAGGTAATGCTTTGACCTGCTTCTATATTATCTATCATAGCTGCTTGACTTGGGCTAAGTCTACCAAAACCAAACCATAAATATCTAAATGCTTTAGTTGTAAGATACATTTGTGCATCAGCTTGATCAATGTTTTGTCCTGTTATACTAGATTCACCAACAGGCTCTTGTAAAGTTACCAGAGATATTTTTTCTACATTGTGTGTTACTCCATGTGATGGAGCACTAACAGCACTGTATGCACTATCATATGCAGCATTCTGCATTTTTGCTCTTTTAATTCTATCAACTGAATCTTTTAAAGAGACAGCTTGATCACCAAGAATAATTTCATTAATTGCTCCTGTGTTTGCCCAGTCATTAAAAAATATTTGTTTTAAGTTATGAGTAGTATCATAATTAAGGTTGAGTAATCTAGCTGAATCAACTAATTCTTTTCTTTGTACACCTGCTGCATTAACCGGGCCTTCTGATACATTGTTAGAGATAGCATGAATCATGTTCAATTCAGTCAAGGTATTCATAAACTGATCAAAAGAGTTATTAAGATTAAGCTTGACATTATTCTTTAAAGCTTTTAATGTAGAGATTTCTTTTATTGCAGCATCAAGAGTTATTTCTTTTTTTGCTTTTCCTTCTCTAATAGCTATTTGTCTTAGCTTTTCCTGTACATCACTTGATATTACTGTAGAGTTATTAGTAAACTGATATGCTCTACCATTTTTTGTATTGTAACCTAGAATTTCATTCTCTTGAGTAAGAGAGTCCATTGTAAATGCTTCTCTATTTATTCTTGCAAACTCAGTTCTAATTCTATCTACAAATACATTAATTAATTTATCTGATAAAGTTGATGTACCATTATTAAAATCAACAGCCTTTAATACAGGCAGTGATATTAAATCTCCAGTATTAGACGCTTCCATTACTCTAATTAATACTGGTGCCAATGCTCTTTTAAACTTGTTTCCTTTTACATCTACTCCCTCAACACTATCTACTTTATTACTCTTAGTATTTAATAATGCTGTATAGTTATTGATTACAGCTAATGCAAACTCTTGAGATGTAAAATCTCCATATGTTTGTGTAGAAGTAATTCCTGTGATACTATCATTTAAATCTTGTTCAGATGATAAAACTTGTCCAACTTTACTCCCCGCTATTCTTAAAACCTTTAATCTATTTTCAGCAGATAACAATTCAAAAGCTGCACTATTCAATAAGAAGTTATTTAATAAATATTCATCAGAAAGTTTTAACTCATCTATTTTACCTGGGTTATTTAAATCAGCAATTGATTTTAAATGTAACGTAGGTTTTTGATGAGCGTATACTAAATCACCATTTGGATTTTTAAATACTGATGCACCAATAGTTTCATCAAACGGTGCACTGTGTATACTCATTTCTCTTAACCTAGAGTCCATACCAGAATCATCAGTAGCAAAAATATCAGCATTGTTTTGTATTATATCAGACATCATTTTTATATCTGTAGCAAGCAATGGTGTTTCATCACTATATAAATTAACTAATGCTTTTTGTTTTACTGTGTTTTTAGGTCTGTTTTGTAATATACTATATTGTAAATACAAAGGGCTTAACCTTATACCTACCAAATCAAATAGTTTTCTTGAAAAATCTAGTGATATATCTGAAAGAGCTTGATTAGTCAATGTTGTTTTAGAGCTAGCTTTCTTATCTTTTTTTGCAGGTTGTTTCTTTCCACTCAGATAAGTTTCAAACTCTTCAAGCATAGTAAGCGTTTGGTCTTTTGTATTTTTATCTGATTTAATTATTTTCCATTTGCTTATCCAAGCTTGATTCCATCTGTCAAGTTGAGAGTTTATATCATCTCTTTGAGCTGCAGAATAAATTCTAATATTACCAAGCTCATCTCTTTCATTAAATATGTAATCTACTCTAAAGTTTTCAAATGCTTTTACAACAGATTGTAATAAACTAGGATTAGTAAGATTACCCAATGACTTAGAACTTACTAATTCATCAGTAGTAATTCCAACATCTTGTAATAATCTATTTACTACTGCACCTACTTGTGCATTTTCCTGACCAAAGAAATACATGCTTTGTAAAATCTTTTTTGGATCAGATATATTTTTAACTGCTTTAAGCAAACCATTGTAAGCTTCTACAAAATCTACAGCAACAATTAAAGGTACCCCATCTTTTAATTCTGTATTACCAAAGTAATCTGTTTCAGATAAAGTAGTAGTAGCAATATATGTTTTTAGCTTAGAGGATAAAGAGGTATGTCCTCCTATTAAAGAAGCATCAATATCATATTGTGATGTGCTTCTTAAACCTGTACTATCTTCTAATTCATCTAATGTATAATCAGTTTCATTAATTTGATCACCTAAAACATTTAGTAATTTGATTACTTCTGTTTTAATTTCTACATCATATATATCAAAAGCTTCTTCAATCTCTTCTAACTTTTCAATCTGAGTATCACTCTTTTCTAAGTTATTTGGATTTGATGGGCTATATAACCATGCAAAATCATTTAGTATTTCATCCATTTCAACGGCAGGACTATATGTTGCTTCTGTAATTTTAGATGTCCTATCTAAATACATAGCAGCAATACTTCTAATCAAAGGATCTGCAATATCATTATCTAAGTATAAATAACCTGTTCTTACATTTCCACTGTTATCTTCCGTTTGTATTGGACTATAAGGTACTAATGCATTTGCTTCTAGTGTTACACCTTCCTGTAAACTTTGTGTAAACTCATTGCTAGCTAATGGAGCATTTTGATATTTACCAGCGTCAATGCTTTCAAATAAAACTGATAGCTCATTTTTAGCAGGTGTGCTAAATAAAGTTTTAATAAAATCAAGAATTCTTGTAAACAAAGATTTTATCTCTGGAGAACTCTTAGTTTTTGATGGAGACATTTTAAACTTCTCAAACTCATCTGCTAAATATTCTTCATAGTATTCATTCATTAACTCTTTCTCAGTCATATTACTATATGTATCTGCAGAGTTTCTAAATATTTCTAATTCTGTTTTAAAGTTTTTACCCTCAGATCTTAACTTAGCTCTTACTTCTTTTCTAGCAATAGAACGGTATCTTTGTATTTCTGTATCAGATAATAACATTCTAAACACACTATGAAAAGCTTCATGATATTTAAAAGGAGATGTGGCACCAGTATAAATAGTTCCGTCAACTGTAAGTCCTCCAGCAATATTTTTTAAAGACATTACAAAGGCTCCAACTCTCATACCGCCAGCCTTTTGATTGTTTCTTAGCTGATCTATATCTTCTATAGTAATGTATGATGGTAAAGCTCCTAATGCCCAAGCACTAAATGTATCTATATTCTCAATTTCTTGTTCATTTAATTCTGTAAAAGGAAGAATCTTATTACTTATGTTACCTAGCTTTCTTACTTTTTCTTTTAGCTTCTGATACTCTTCATTATTCTTTAATACTTTACGTACACTTCTGCCATCTACACCTTCAGACAATTTAGCTTTTAAAGCTTGTAATTCAGCTTGAGCTACAGCCAATGGTGTATTTGAAGTTTGTTGTGTTGGTTCTAAATAATCAACACCTCTTTGAAACCAAGCCTGTATTTTTCCTCCTAGACCAGGTATTGCAGATTTGGCTTGTTCTAGTGATACTCCGTTAGCTTTAAGTGACTCTGCTACCTCAAAACCTGAAGCATCTATGTTAAAAAATAAACCTCCTCCAGTGTAGATAGATATTAATTCTTTTACACCCGGACTTCTTTCACCAGTATACTCTATATCATTGTTAATAGTTACAGATCCTGCACCACCTTCTTTTGCAACTAACATATTGATTTTACTTTCTAAAAACTTATATGCTTGTTGTTCACGTGCTGATAACTCTTCACCTCTTACTATTTTGTTTACTATGTGACCTAAGAATTCTTTTTTAAAGGTTGCAAACTCTTCTTCCAGTTGTGCATCAAACTCTGCATCAGATAAATCAAGTATACTTTCTGCTGCTTCTTCAGCAATTGTATATTGAGCATTAGGTTTTACATCATTAGTTTTATTATCATTAACTGTTGCAGCAGCATCTCTTGAAGCTTGAATGTCTGCAGATGTTCCTATAACTCTTAAAGACTGATTTTCTATAACACTTGGTAATACATTAGTTTCAGAATTATTTATAACTTCTTCAACTGATGCTGTATCAGCAAATGATCTTCTTAAATTGTTTACTGTAACATTTACTCCAGCAAGATTAATTTCTGTGTCTTCATTAAAATTGTTAATTAAAGTTTGAATTTTTTTAACAGAAGACATCTTCTTGTCATTTATAATCTTTTGATTAATGGTTATAGTCTCACCTACTTGCTTCTTACTATTCTTATCAAAAACATCCATTTGTATTTTACCCCATGGAGTTACTTGTAAAGCTACACTGAAACCTGGTTTAGTACTTATGAATAAACCATTGGACAAATCATCATTGTATTCTATATTATATGCTTCATTTTTTGCTTCACCTTTCTCATCTAGGTTTTCTTTTTGAGTTAGCTGTGCTCTCTCAATAAGTTCTGTATATAAATTTTCAACTTCTTCCTGTGAAAATCTAGTGGTTTTTAAATTAACTAATCCGTATTGACCGTTAGGTAAAAGTACAGCAGCTAAATATCTATCTGTTCCTGCAATCATAGCATCCCATTGCCCAGACTGCTCTAGTGCTGTCTTAACTTTATTTCTTAATGCTGTTGCATCTCTTCCTTCTAAGTTAGTTTTAGATTGGATAGTTCTTCCTCTACCTCCTTTATCTCTTTTAAGATCATAAACCAAGTAGTTACCTTCTGTATCTGCATGTTGATAGTTTAAAGAACTTAAGCTTCTTGATTCTTGTAGCTCTTTTGGACCATATGCCATTTGTGCTCCACCTATAGAAAGCCCAATATCTTTTGGAAAAGCTTGTAATAACATAGCTGTTGGCTCAGATATATTCATACCATCTAATGTTTCAACTAACATTGCATTTAATGCAAAATTATTACGTGCTAATTCTAGTGTCTCTTCTTTTGTTAGATTATTAGATATTGCTTTAGGTACATATAATGTATTTAAAGCTTGTTCTTTTGTTATATTACGTGGGTCAATTGGGTTTTTCTGGTTATCATAAAACACATATGACTCATTAGGTAAGTATGCAAAAATACCATTTACATCTTCTGATACTTGAAACCCTGCTTCTCTTAAGCTTTGATTAACTTTATTTCTAACTTTTTCATCTGCTATTCTAATTCCAATATCATACTTAGATTTTATTCTACGTATATATGGATTAGATTCTTTATATACTTTACCATCAGAACTTTCTATAGCATAGTATCTACCTAACTTCCCTGCTTCTGGGTTTGGAATTACGTATAATTCAAGTTGAGCAAGTTCAACAGGGGATAACTGTGATATAATATGATTATATCTTTGTTGAGCTAATGCTCTGCTTTCTTGATTGTTCTTATAAGGATATGGAGATATAACATCATTGATCTCTAATCTACTTGTAGTTGCAGGAAGCAGATCCATTTTAATTTCTTGTAATGAATACCTTCCTTTAAATTGTCCAGGTTGTAATTTAATTACAGACTTTTCTCTTTCTTGTAAGTTATTAGTATTCTTACTTGCTTCTATAATTCTTAAGTATCCACCTTGAACTTGTTTAGGTGTACTCAGCACTATATACTTGTTACCCAGTTTATCAAATAATATTTCACCTTGTTGTAACTCAACTTCATCAAATAAAAATGTAGCTGTATCTGGTGCAGTTGCTTCAATCTTTTTAAGTGCTGCTACTGCTTCTGCAGGCGTACTAAAAGCACCAAACTTAGAGTCTATAAGTTCTAGTAGTTTGTTTGATATTGGATTACCATTGTTGTCAACCAATTTATATATTTCTACTAGCTCTCCAGTTTCTTGGTCTTTAGTTTTTATTCTAATTATACTAGCTTTTGCACCTCTTTTATATATCTTTCTATTCTTATTTCCTTTAAGAGTATCACCTTCTTGACCTAAATCAGTTTCTGACTCAACAATATCAGTTATAACTAAACCTGCTTGATCTAATATTCTTTTTACAATAGGGCTTTCTTTAACTTCTCTTGTTTTAAACCAATCTTTGAATCCTTCTTCTTTAGTAACATTCTCTCTAGTTACAACTGTCTTATAAGGATTACCTTCACTATCTGCCTGTAGTACAACTCCTGATGCCCATACTCTCTTTAAAGCATTAAACGTGTTCTGAAAATTTAAACCATCTATACTGTTTCTCCACTCTTCAAATAGTAATACATTCTCTCCACTTATTGCTGCTGTTGCTTTATACTTTCTATATTGTCTTTCTAACAATTCATTTAGCATAGGTGTGTCATTAGTTTTTTCTAATTCTACATCTACACCTAAATCTTTTAGGATGTCATTTTGGTCTGTTCTGGTTTCTTCTGCCTTTTCTGTTTCTTTTTTTTCTGTGGCTTCTGTTTTTTCTTCAGTTGCCCTAGTGCTGGTATAGTGTTCAATAATCCTTTCAATTTGACCATATAATATTGTATCTATTTTAGGTTCTACTTTACCATTCTCATTATAAAAAGTCTTTAGATTTGATATATCACCTGTTTGCAAAAACGCTTTTGTTTCTGATGGATCAGGATAGACACCTAATGCAGCCAACTGATTCATTACTTCATTTGTCTCAGTAATTTCTAAATACTTTTCAATAGATGCTTGCACTTGACTTTTAATATTCTTATACAAGTTTTGACCATACTCAACAGTTCTTTGTGTTATCTCATTAAGTCTTGCTGGATTAGATAAATACTCTACAGCTTTATCATATACCTGAGCTCTTCCTTTTAATGCGTGATAATCAACTAACTGTTTTAAAGCATTGTCTACTTTATCTCTCTCTAAAAAAGATCCTTCTGTAGATGCTAAGTATCTTACATAGTTTTTAAACGCTGGTCTTAGCTTTGTAATTTTTCTTCTATCAAATGCACCATTCTTAGTTTGATTCTTTGGATCAGAAATAACTTTTAATATACTTTGTAAGTTATCAATCTTTTGTTGTTTTCTTTTATTTGTTTCTCCTACACCTTGATTAGGTACTTTTGCAGAATTCTCATCTATCTCAATAGTACTCATTATCTCTTGTGTAAGCAATGCTATCTCTCTATTTATATTATCAATAGAAGTTAAAATAGAAATGTCTTTAGCTGCCATTTTTTCAAATAAAGGCTCCATCTCTAAACTACTAAAAATAGATTCTGATCTCTCTAAGGCTCTCTCAAAATTATCTTGAGTATACATAAGCAAATACTTTGCATGCTGGTACCCTTGATAATTTAATGCTTCTAAAGCAAACTCTCTTGTGCCTACTTCATATGCTGATGGGTCATAAGGGTTTTCAAACTTATCATTAAGATTATTGTAGTTTGATTCTGTTTTTTCTGCATAGTTGATAAAGTCTTGTATACGCCCTCTAATCTTTCCATTTGCAATATCCTTAGCTTCCCCAGGGAATGCTTGTAATAACTCTTCATCAGTTAGCTTTAAATAATCTTCAAGTTGTTCAGTAAATTGTTGTATACCCCCTTGAGATAATAATGTATGTATCTGACTAAACTTAGCAAGATCTTTTTGATCAATGAAACCAAACATATCTTGATCATATGAACTGGTTTTCATTCCTTCTGAAACTTGCTTCTGAATTAAATAATTAAATTTTGTCTTATCAAATATAGCACCTGGGTTATCTACTTGACTGTTCCATGCTTTATTCCAACCATTTACTGCTTCTTGAACTAAATCTTTTCTGTTCTTTTTATATTCAGCATATTCAGCTTTCATTTTTTCTGTACCAAACTTACCCTTACCAGCTTCATATATAGCAGGAACCCCTTGGAAAAATAACTTTTGTGGTCCTTGGATAGCACCACCCATTAAGAACCCAGACATAAATACACTAAAACCTTCTCCAGATAATTGATGTCCCATACCTGATGAAATCATTTGATTTCTAAGCGTAATACCACCAGCCATTGGGTCATTTAATACAGCAGTAAAGTATCCTTTAGTTGCTGCTGATACAGCTTCTTGAGAAACTTCTTGTATACCTTCTGCCACATTATTAGAAAAGTATCTTAAGGATGCACCAGCTGCATTAGATAAACTACCTTTAACACCTGCCGCTCTTAATCCTCTTAAGTATCCTTTTAAACCTGTTCCTGAAGCTTCAAAAACATTTTTGTTAAGTGCTCCCGTTGCTGATCTTGTGGCTTTTGTTTTTATTATCTTTCCTCCTAATCCTTTTCTAAAGGTATCATTCATCATTCTACCTAAAGACTTATTAAAACCACCTAATGCATTTCCTAATACAAACCAGTTACTTGCATATATAATAGGTGCGTTAGCCATTTGAGTATAAAATCCTGCCTTGCTTGATTTCTCTCTTATAACTTTCATCTCTTCAGGAGAAACCTGAGCATTATTTCTTACATTAAACTTTATCTCTTTGCCATCAACAATTTTTGTTTCTAGATTATTTTTGTTATAAGTATCAATACCAGTTCTCATAACATCATTATAAACCATACCAGCTTCCATCTTGGATTCAGCCATTGCATAATTTACCATTCTTACATCTCTATAAAAACCACCAAAAGTGCTAGACATCTTTGCTAAGTTTACACCATTTTGAGTTGCATTTTGTGCAGTCTTAAAATTCTTAAGAGCATACATTGTATTAGGAACAAACATTTGTCCTAAAACTTTACCTCCTGTTTTAGCTGCATCATAGAAACTCTTAGCATGTTCAGCATTTCTTAAAGTTCTATATATGTCTCTAGTTGTACCTGCAAATCTACTAACATTAAAAAAGTTTTTAAATGCATTACCTGCTCTACCAACATTTATAGCGGTTCTAACTCCAGCAGCAGGTGCTGCTCCTCCTCCAGTTAGTACTGTTGCTCCTGCCATAGCTAATTCTTCTACAGCAATAGAGCTTAATATACCAACAGTATAAGCACTGTTTAATAGAAAGTTGTTTGTCCATGCCATACCACCACTTCTGCTTGAATTACCAATGCCCATTGCATCTTCAAACTCACTTGCAGATTCTAAATCAGGTGCTGACCAGTATGAATCTCCATCAAAAGCATCACCAATAGATCTGTATACACTACTAAATCCTGAGCCAGCTAAACTTGTATACTGACTCCACATTCTAGTCATATCATCGTATACTGTACTGTTAACATTATAATAAGATTCCATATTTGCATATGGACTAAAACCTAAATCACTAAAATCTGGATGTTTGTAATATCTCATAAATTGACTCTGTCTCATACCAGCAAAGCCAGGTGCTACTCTTTCATCTCCTGTTGTATCATTTAATGTAAATGCACTTTTTAATTTTGAATAAGTATTATCAGGAGGATTTTGTTGATCAACAGGATTGTATGTATCTGTTGCAAAACTTGGAACAGCTATGCCCAAACTTGCCATAGCATCAATACCATACTTTTGTATATCAGTTTTGTATAAATCTACTCTAGCCACAGAATCAGGATCAGTTGCAAGAGCATCTGCCAGAAGCGTGTCTGGTGTATCAAACATTTCTGTTATAGGTATAAAGTTAGGTTGACCTGCAGGTGTTATACTCATTGCAGGTCTTTGGTTGTTATCTATAGTTTCCTTTAAGGCGTTCTTAGATTGGTTCTCCATCTTTTAATCTTTTATTTTTTACCGTTAACAGATACATCTTTTTCTTTGGCTAATCTATTTTGTTCTCTTAAATTAAACAAAACTTGTTGCCAAGACACAACTTGTTTATCTAGACCTTCAAGCCCTTGACTCATATCTATTTGTGTAGTATTTTCTTCAACAAGATATTGTCCTCCTTCTTGATAGGTGTGTGTTTTAGAGTATACATAGTATCCACCTTTTTCTTGAACAATTCTATATGTACCTGTAGGATTAAGCCCATCTGCAACAGTATAATCTGCAAAACCTTTTTTTGCAATATCAGCTTGTACAAAAGAATAATATGTTTTTTTATCTGCTTTTGTATTTTGATCAACCTCTTGTTCATAGAGAAAGAATACACCTGAATCTGTAGTTGGATCATCTTCATCATTTGTAATACCTTGTAAAAATTTTATCTCTTCACCTGTTAAAGCTCCTATCTCACTTGAGTTTGCAGTATTAGTTCCTATTCTTTTGCTTGCTAACCAATCTGAACTGAATACAATTCTATATCCAGCAAAATTTTTCTCACCATCTTCTGATAAACCAACAACTGGCATGTATACAATTTTAGCAGCTGGTGCTTTTTGACCTGTAGAAACAGCAGGTCTTTTATTACTTAACCATAATGCTGCATCATCCTTCCATATATTAAATGCTTTAACTGCTATCTCACTCTTCATATTAGTTAACTCATCACTTGATCCAAATTGATCAATTGACCCAGCAAACATTCCATATGGTCTTCCTTCTGCATCTAATGTATTCATTTGTGTAATCATCTGGAAAACTTCTTTTTCAGCTAGCTCATTTTTAACCATAGGATTAAAATTTCTTTCATAACTATTGTTACTAACTACATCAGAATAATTTCCACTATAACCATATATTTCTGAATCAAGATCTCTTACTTCAAAGTTCCCTGTCTTACCTGATAATGCATCATTAAGATTTGTATATAATGCATTATAGATTAACTCAGCTTCTTCTTTCACAGCAGACATATCTATAACCTTTCTACCTGTTTTTTCTGATCTAACTTTATCTACTATAGGTCCTTCACCACTTCTACCCTTATATGTTGTATACTTGATCTCATCCATCAGATAACCAGAATCTGAAGTACCGGTATCCCACCCATCTAGATCTGGATTAGTAATATTACCATTATTAATTCCTTCTACTACTTTATCAAGATATTCATCTTTTGTAAGTATTGTTCTATCAGTATCTAGAATATCAGGGAAGCCAGATTTATATATAGATACTAAATTTGCATCAGTACCATCAACTACATTTCCTCTTGTAGCTTCATATGCTTTTGCATAGTTATCATGCACATTAGTAATAAAAGTATTCAGTGCATTAACTTGTGTGTTGGTTCCATTAAGACCGGCAATCTCATTATATAAATCATCATATTGAGTTCTTTGATCACTACCTAAAGTTAATTCTGGATTAAGTCTAGTAACATCAGCTGTATTAGTAAAGCCTGTAGATACATAACCATATATAGAATTAATTGCATCTCTGTTTATATACCCAACCATTTGTTGATCTTCTCCTTTACCTTCAATTTGTGGATCTAATAATAAAGAAGTCATTTCATCTAATGAGTTTGCAGTAAACTTATCTGTACCTCCTGTACTGTTTGGTATTTCTATTTCATAAATGCCTGTACCCATTTGCTCTGGAGTTGCATCTGTTCCTGTTGGATATAATAATTTTAAAGCTCTTGTTATTTTATCAACTTGATTAACAGCTAAAGCATTATCCTTTTCTAGGTACTGTGCTGCTGTTCTTTCAATCATATTAGCATTTTGAGTAACTTCTCCATCTTCATCTACTGGTACATCTATTGTATTACTATTACCTCTAGTAACTCTATTACCTTTTAAAAGCTCAATCAACGGATCATTTTCACCATTCTCATTTACCAACTCACCTTTCTTTCTTGCTAAATCTTCATCAAGTTCAGCCTTATATTTTATTCTAGCAAGATGGTTAATTTGATTAGCTTTCATCTTAGCTAGATCATATTGATATTGCTGATCATTTAAAGCAAATTTACTTTCTCTTATTAAATATTCTTGATCTCTTGCAGAGTATGATTGTGCAGCTGCTGTTAAATCACTCATTATATTATGATTCATTAACATACTATAAGCCTGATTTAATGAACCATCAACAGTATTTGGTTGATTATTACCTTGAGTTTGAATACCTTTTAATTTATCTAAAGCTATTTGTGTTGCTTCTGCTGCAGATAAATTTTCTAACATTGCATTATCATCATCAGACCCTTCTATAATTCCATTTTTCTTTTTATAGTTTGCCCATCTAACATTTGCATTTTCTAATTTAGTTAACTCTTGACCAGTTTCTTCAATTCTTTTATTGTTAATCTCAGTAATTCTACCTATTGTTTCACTAGCCCATGCTTGTTGACCTTGTTCAACATTACTAAATGTACCTTCTTGTATACCTTTATCTGCAAATTGTCTGCTTTGCACAAAAGATCTTTCTGCATATGCTCTTTGAACTCTAGGGTCATTCAACAATGCTCCTTCTAAAGTTTGTAAAGCAGCTCCAGTTATGAGTCTACCATTCTTTTCAGTAATAATAAAATTACCATTAGGTCCTGGTCTATCCATCTTCATACTAAGATTAGGATCCATGTCCTCTAAGATTTGTGTAGCTAATTTAAATAGCTTTACATCATCTACATACTTTGGTACTGTCATGCCTAATGCTTGTTCTGATGAAGCATTAACAAAATCTTGCATTCTATAATTTAAACCTTGTTCTCCTATATCCCAATATCTTTCATGCATATCTTCACTAGGACTATTTCTTAATCTTTCAGCATGTTTCATTTGATCTTTATAGTTTGAAGTATAAACTATATCTTTAACTGTAAGATCATCATCAAAGAATGGGGCAAACACAGATTTAGCAGCATTAACATTTTGAGCTAAAGATAAATCCATTCCAGATATTTTCTCTAAATGAGGCCCTATTTGTTCTGCATATTGATCTCTTCTTTCTTTTGTATCTTCTCTAGAAAGATCAGCATATACTACTTTATTATAGAGTTCATTAGTTGCTTTAAAATTTGTGTCATATTTATCTTGTCTTGTTTCCAAAACGGCAGACAGAAATTTATAATCCGGTGTAAACGGTTTAATATCTGGTGTATATTGCTGTGCTCCTTTAACGTATGTTGCCATAATGTAAAATTAATATAATTTAATAAGTGTACAAAGTGTATTACATAAACTCTTTAAGTTTATATTCCCACCTTACCTGTATAAAACGGTACTGCCCACTTAGCTATTTTTCCTATTTCTAATCCTTTTTTACCTTCTACTGTTTTTTGAGTATTATATTCACCTGTGTTTCCGGCTGCTCTGTTTTTTCTATACTCTTCTTGAGCTGCAGTGAGTTGTTCATTAGAAGTTACTGCTCCCGGATAAAGTTGTTCCATTAGTTTATCAGGCATAGGTTTACCTGTTTTAATTTCATAGTCAGCAACTCTATCATAATAAGCATTTAATGCATCTTGTTGATTAGTCTTAACAAGCTTTCTACCATCTGTTGTAAATTCAGCATCCCCATATACTTGTGGGTTTATATTATAATTATCATAAAGCTGATTAAGATTATATGTATTAGCTGCATTAGTTGCACCTGCATTAAACAACTCATTAGCTTTGATCTTTCTTTTATTAGCATTTTGCTCATAGTTTTCTAATGCTAATTGAGTATTATCATATACTCCTTGATTCATTTGATTATTAAACATATCAACTTTAAGATCTAACTGTGGCTGTAAACTTGCAACTCTATTCATAGTGTTAACATTCTTTTGATTTACATCTGTCTGAGCTTTTATATTACCTGCCATTGTTTTACCAAAAAGATCACTTGCTAATAAAGCCTGTGGACCACCTGCTGCAGTTAAAGCATCTCCTGCAGTTTTTAATGCTGAATTATTAGCACCTACTTGAGATGCCCAATCATCTAATACATAATCAATTTTTTGACGTTCAAGAGGTACACCAAAAGGAGTTCTTAATGTATCATCTAAAGAAGCTAAAGTGATTAAATTATTTTCATCTTGTGCCCACCATCTTTTTGGTATTCCTTCTGGTGTTTCTAACTCTATCTTTTTCTCAACTTCAGGTTCATCAGGAAGATCCATTGAATACCTTTCTTCTTTTGTAAAATCTACATCAAGTCTAGGTGTATTATATGTATGTAAACCTAAAGCTCCATCATAACCTTCTCCTTGTACATATCCATCTGAGCCTTTTTCCTTAAAATATGGAACATAAGGTATACCCATTGTTTCTGCTTCTTCTTTTCTTTTAGCTTCAGATTTTCTTTGAAACTCTGTCCATTGCTTTTTATATTGTGGTGTACCCCTTTGAGCTTTATAATCAAAGCCATCTATTGTTTCTGTAACATCTCCCCATCTATCTTGAAAATCAAGTTGACTTTCTTCTAGCTCAATATCAGCAGAACCAAAACTTGATGTCCCTGTCTTTTTTTGTTTTCTGTCTCTTGAACCTTCTGATAGACTTCCATATCTATATCTACCTATTCCACTTTCATTTACTACATCACCTTGACCTTCTATATCTTCAGAATAAATTGGTACACCTTTACCATCTGTTGGTGTTCCAGAACCTGAACCTCTAGCATTAGTATTCTTTTCCCACTTAGATGTTCCTGCTTTAAAAATATCTATCTTACCATCTTTCTCTGTTATAGTATAACCTTCATCATGATACTTTTGTAATTTTTTATAGTTATCACTACCTTCTGGATATGGATTTTTAAAATTATCAGTAGCAGTAGTTACTACAGTACCATCTGATTGCTCACCTGATACTCCAAGATCAAGTGGTGGTTTCATGCCTGGGTTGATTGACAAGTCTCCTTGTAATGGTACTGTATTGAATGGATCATAATTTTCAACAGTAGGTTGTAAAGCTTGTCCATACATTTGTTTTTCTTCTTCTGTTAGATCACTTATTTTATCATTTAATGAACCATCCATATTTCTATGCATATTATTTCTAATTACATAGTCTATATATGTAGCTCTATCTACATCTTGACCATTAATAGTATATGTTGATGTGGTTCTTTCTGCATTACCTTTTTGTGCTTTTTCTAAAAAATCACCAAGTTCAGAACCAAATTTTGCAGTTTGCATCATGTCATTGTTGGCAACATTTAAATCCATTTGATCTATTTGACCTTGTGGTGGATTGCCTTCCATAGCCATTTGCTCTTCAGGTCCAACATTACCTTGTTGATTACCCTGTTGAGATTGTGCAATCATCATTTGTAAAAATTGCAATTGCTCTTGTTCAGCTGGAGATAATGCTTCTATAGCTTTTTGTCTAGCTTGTTCAACACTAATCTTTTCCATTTTTGCAGTAAACTCTAATGGATCTATTCCTGCAGATATTAAATAAGGATGAGATGCTAATGGTACACCATCTTCAAAATCTTTTTTAGACTCTTGCATAAATGCTAATTTAGATAAATCTTCCATATTCTTTTTTAACATAAGTTCTGCACTACGTGATGAAATATTATCAGCATAGTCAGAATTTAATTCAGCATAAAATTCATTTAAACCAAAAGTGTTTGATATTTTAGCTGGTGTTTTTTTATCACCTCCCATACCAAACTCACTCATTTCATCTTTAGTAAATTTTAATTTTGGTGTATCAGAATAAATAAAAGATTGTTCAGGTAAAAACATAGGAACTCCACCTTGAGAATGTCTAGGACCCCTTATGTTATATAATCCAAAATCTCCATTGTCATTTAAATCTGTCAATACAGTTTCTCCACCTTCTGCTTCTATGTTAGCATTATCTCTTGGAACACTAGATAAACTATACCTAACACTTTCATCAGATGTATTATTAAATGTTGTGTCACCAACATAATTTTGTGGAGTTGTTACCAAACCATAATCAGCTTGATCACCCGTTCTTAGATCACCACCGTATCTCATTAACTTATCTTCTACAACTTTACCATCAACAAGTTTAAATCCTTTAGGTAGTTTATTTATTTTTATTTTTTTCATAATTATAACATTTCTATGTCTGCACCAGCTGCAATTAGTTTTGCTAACATTGTTGAATCAACACTCACTGTTTCTCCTCCTTGTTGATTTCTCCAAGTGGCCCCGTCAGATGTCATTCCTCTGCTTTTTCTATGTTCATTATCAAACTTTAATTTTTCCCCTTCTTCTTTACTATTACCTCTAAACATTTCTAAAAATGGTAATCCAGTCATAGTCGCAAGTATTGCAGGATCAATCATAGCAAAACTGTTCATATATTCATTAAATGCATTGGGTCCATTCTGTGGTATATCATCAGCTCCAAATCCTTTAAAGCTTACATAAGGATTGGCTTTATCACTATTTCCAAAATATGTTTTAAGTTTTCTTAAAGCACCAGGTAATTGTTCAACACCTTCTTTAATGAGTCTTCCTAACCCTGCCTTTCCCGCTATTGGACCACCTGTAGCCAGATAAGCTTCTGGACCTGTAGATCCACCATAAGCAAGATTGCTAAGTATGTTATGCTGAACAGATGCAGGTAATGCTTTAAATCCAGCATTATTAGTACCACCACCCATCTTGGATGTTACTACTCCTTGATTTAAATATAAACCTGTTGTTCTATCTGCTTCAGAACCTTTAGGCCCACCTTGAATATTATTAGTTCCTCTAGAATTAAATGGATCTGTTTCAATTGCAAATAATTCATCAGCTACAATTCTACTTCTTTTATCTTTATCCTGGTTTAAAGCATTCTTTCTGTTTTTCAAAGGATTAAATATGTTTGCAGTAAGATCTATAATACCACCACTTACACCTTCAAAGCCTTTCATAAGACTGCTATCGTATGCTCTTTTAGCAAATCCACCTACTCCTCCAAAGTCTACATCTACTGTAGGTTTCACAACCTTATCATATGCAGATTGAAAGTCACCTGCTACACCAGTGCCATCACCCATATCAATATCTATTCCCATATCAGGAATACCATCACCATCCTTATCCCATTCTGTTGGACTAATAACACCAGCAGGTTCAGGTAAAGGAACTGTGCTAGCTTCTGGTCTTTGCTCTTCATTACCTATGCTTTCAACATAAGCTTGATACTCTTGTGGAGCGTTAGCACCACCTCTTCCAACAGAGTCTTGCATCACCCACTCTTGGAAACTTAGTGTTTCAGTAGCATCTTCTGTAGGTTCTTCCATTGGGTTTGCAAAAGGTGCACCACTATCTGGAACACTAAATTGTGCTTTAGCCAATGAACCACCAAGTTGAAAACCTAATTTTTTTCTTAATGCCTCATATGTTGCTTTTGCTGTATCACCTAATAGATCTGTATTTTTTTCTATAAAATCTTTGTATTCTTCTTCTGTACCTTGAGGAATCTCAATCTTAGGTATATTGTTGTCTTCTAACCCTGCATTAACTAGATTACCTACTGCATCATACTGATCATCTGCTGTTGGGTTTTCAAAAATAAATTTTTTGTATGCAACCTGAGCATTGTTTAAATTCTCTTCAGTAACTACATCATCTAGATTTATATTGTAATTTGCATTTGCATATTTATCAATTTTTGCATTTATTGCTTTTGGTTTTAAGTCTCTTAAATAACCATCTTTAGTTCCATCACCATCAAGGTCTTTACTACTAAAGGCATTGTTACCTACTCTTAAAACAGAATTAAAAGCATTCCCTAAAGAAAAACCATCTTTCTCATATAGGTTAGGAGAAACATATAATGGTCCTTGAGATATAGTATTATTTACTTTTTTTATAGTGTTGTCTCCCTGTGTATTTTGTTCACCAAGAGTAGTGTTCATATTATTCATAAACTGAGTCATGAAATCAACTTCATCTGTGTCCTGCCCTGCTTCACCTGCTGCTACTGCTGCCGCTGCTGCTTCCTTCTTTTGTAACTCAAGTCCATCATTTGCTTGAGGCATCATTGCAAACGGAAGTGCATTAGATGATGTAGCTGCACCAACTGGATATATCATATCTCCACCTTTTCTTGCTTTTTTACGTTCATCAGCATGAACATAACCATCTTCTTTTAATCTTAAATGATCTTCAATAGTATTTGCTTTTACAGCTTGTTGACCCTTGTACATCATATGAGCAGTAAATGCTTCTCCACCTTCTTCCTTTTTCCATCCTGCAGCATTCTTTGCAAAATTAGCCATCTTAACTACAGATGGAGGGTAAGCCTTACTATTAGACATAACCTTGTTATATGCTTCCTTAACAGTCATACCACGTGCTTTAGCCCATCTAGTAAACTTACCCTCATTTTTAGGATTTATTTCTATACCAGACTTAGCAATCATGGTCTCAGATATTTCTGTATCAATTGATTCAGTTTCAACAGGTCCTTGTTGACGTTGCTCTATCTGTTGATTACGTGCTAATTGTTGAGGATTTTGATTTACTTCATTTGCACCAGCTTGTTTTTGTTGTGCTAATACTTGAACCTGCTCAAATAAAGTAACAACATCTTCTTGCTGATACCCAACCATCATAAATGCTTGACCAATAATTTGTTGATCAACTTCTTGTTGTACTAAACTCATTACTAGTTCTTCAGGTTTTGCACCATCTTCTAGTGATTGTTTAATAAACTCACTAATTTGTTGAACAGCAGGATCAACCTCTGGTTGCTGTAGCATACCAGGTTGTTCAGGAATCATTGCTCCTCCATCTTGTTTTACACTTTTTTTGTTTACTTTCAAACTCATAATATTATATTATTAATATACAAATAATTAGGGAGATTCACTAATCTTTAGGGTTTAAGAATTGGGAATTATATAAGTCATAACATAATTAGAAGGTGTCATTCCTTGTTCTCTTGCTTTACTTAAATACTTTCTGTTTAACTTATCATATATGTTTTCTCCTTTAGAATCCATTTTAGTTCCTTCATATCTACCATCCATATAGTTTTTATAAATTAGTTTTTCTTCTATTTCTCCTCCTGCTTTCATTATATCTAATTGTTCTATATCTAAGTATTTAGAATTTTGTTCTACCCTTTTAGCATAATTACTTCTATTATTCCATTTAGAAGGTAAGTACTTCATTGGATTCTTTTTTTGAGAAGGTGTTAATTGTTCATTATATCTAATACCTAATACTACAGCTGTAGCTATTGCAGACTTTTCAGGATCTAACATATCTGAATTGTTTGTAATATTAAACTTCTTTAAAGCAGCTTTCTCAGTATCATTTAAAAATGAAAATCTTATTTGTGTATATCCTACACTATTAGAATCACTATCAGCACCATATGTAGAATATTTAGATTGTACATCAGGACTTGATGATTGTTTTGGATTAAAATATTTATTAACAGCTCTACTAAAATTACCTGTTGCAGAATGAGTATCTCCATAATTTGATTCAGTACCGTATATTCCAAAAGCAATTTTTGCTATTTGATTATATATATCACTAGGTATTTGAGAAGTTTGCATAATCTCTTTCTTATTATCCATTAATGCATTTATAAATGGAATAGTTGTTTTATACAATTCATCTTCATCATTAAAATCAAGTGCAGTAAATATATCTTCTTTAAATTTTTCTACATCAAACTGTGCACGTATAGGTTTATAGTTTAATGTATTAATAGTATAGTTACCTCCTTGACCTTTATATGTTTGACCATTTCTTTCATAGCTTTGGTAACTTTCTCTATTTTCTCTATTCATTCTTAATACAGCCTGACCATCAACCATTTCAAAAGCATTACCCTCATCATCAGGTAAAATATACACGTTTGTATTATTTGGTAAACCCATATCATATAAACCTTGCAGATCACTACATTTACCGTTTATACAACCATTAGAACTTCTGTTATCTGTTATATCATTATTATCAAAATACTTTTGTCTATAAGAAGGTGCTCCGTGAATTGCTGTACTAACTTCTATACCTGCTTCATTTATTAAATTAAAACTTGGAGCATTCATATATTTTTTACTACTTGTTGGACTAGAATTACTAATTTTAAATTTACCTGCTCCTGTAGATAAATTACCTTTGCTCCAATCTACTTGATATATACCATTTATCTTATCCTCCTCAGTAATTTTACCATCTCTATTTTTATCAATGGGTTGCGTAACAGTTTGTTGATCTCCTTCATTCTTTCCTGTCAACACTTCAAAATCAGTAATAACCTCATCACCATGGTAAAGTTTTAACCTTCCATTCTTTTTATCTATAACAACATATCTTTCATTAGGACTATTTAATAATTGAGATTTAACAATTACTTGTTCATCAGCTAATGAATTAATGTCTTCATTGTTTTTCTTTAATACATCTGTACTTATCCATGATTCTTCAGCTAAAGGTACTTCTTCTCTGTAGTCTTCAGGTAATAAAATATCTTGATTAACACGTATCATGTTTGGATCAGATATGTTATTTATTTTAGCTAGCTTTTGATATGACGTATTATGTCTTGAAGCAATCTTTCCTAACGTATCTCCTGGCTTAACTGTATAGCTAGAACGTGTATTGCCAAGTGATACACCTTGTGGCATTAATAACTCTTGATCAATACTAATCATACTTGGATTAGGTATATCATTTATACTTACTATTTCATCTACAGAAGTATTATAGTTTCTTGCTATTCTACTTAAGTTATCTCCTTTTTTTACTTTATAAATATTTTCACCACCATCTTGATAAAACTCATTAGTAATTTTCAAATAGTCTTTAGGAGTTTTATTTGGTTGCTTAACATTTTCTCCAAACAATTTTGGAAAGACCTCACCTAATGGCATACCATCTCTTATAACGTTTCCAAAGTATTTTCTAGTACCACCTCTACCTAAATAATTAGATAATGCTGCTACATCTTCATATGAAAAATTCCAGTCATCACCTAGCTGATCTTTGTATTCAGCAGTTAATTCAAATGCATCTCTTAATAATGGAGTTGTTTCATTAGACTCTATTCCTTCATTTAAACGCATTCTAAAAAATCTGTCTTGTGCTTCTAAATCTTCTGAAAATTCTTCTCTTGTTCCTTTATATAATTCTTCAATTTCAGAAAATCTTTGACCATAGTTTCCTGTTGCTGTAGAATATGGGTTCATCATTAATGTACCATCAGCACTTTCAACTCTTCTAAGACCTTTCATTAATCCTTCCACATTAATATTTAAATCTTTCCAAGAAGTAGGAGTAGAACCTTTATCAGTTCCAGGACCTTTTTGTTGTTGACTTAATCCATACCCCCCTATTGTTAATGGTACTGCTGCTCTATAAATATTTTTGTCCATTAAATTAAAATTACCATCGTTACCAAATAATGATTTAGCATATTTACCTTTTTTGTTATTATGAATAAGAACATCTCCTACACCAAAATCATATACATTTTTTATTGTAGCTCTATCTCCTCCTACTTGTTCAAGTAATGATGCCACATCATCTGTTGCAAATGTTTCTTTATATAAAGCATTAGGGTCATACATAACTGAGTTGCCTCCAGTTGGTCTAGCTCTTTTTGATGCTGCTTGTAATTCAGGAGACATCATATCCCAAACATAAGGCTCATTAAGATTTGTCCAATCTCTACGTCCTGCATCAAATTGAATATGCTTAGCATCATCTACATTAGGTATAGCCAACTTGTATATACCACCTTCATCACCAAATTTAAGAGCACTTTTTTTATTACCACCAGCAGCTATAATATCATCTAATGTTTTTTGAGTAGATGTAAAATATGGAAAAGAACCACTCTTAAGAGCAAAATTACCATATTCACTTGCTAAGTCTAAATTTCCAGTAAACAAACCAGAACCTACCTTTGGTCTAACAACATCATTATTGTATATACTAGAAAATTCTCCTCTCATACCGTCAGGTATATGTTGATCAGCTCCTCTATAAGTTACATCCATGCCATCAGGATATGCCTTTTTAAAGTTCTTACTATTTGTTTGAACAAACTGTTCTGCTGTACCTAAGCTTCCATCTGGTAATGTAAATGCAGATCCATCAGCGTTCTTCATCCATGATCCATCTGCTTTAGCAAGTTTCTCAATTTCTGTATATTCATCTACTAAACCTTTATTACTTGGAATGTCTTTATTCCATTTACCCCAATTTATTTCTGACTTAAAATTATCAACATTCTTTAGTATATCATCTGTGCTTTTTGCTCCTTTAGAAGTTATGGTTTTTATTACTTTAGGTATTACCTTTTTACCTCCCTTTGCTAACATATTTTTAAGTACACCAACGCCTAAATAAGAAGTAGGATCTGTAAGCAAATCAACTCCAAGCCCTCCCCAAAAATTATCTATACCTAAAGTTTGTGATACTGTTTTTTGTTTTGCATCATCATCTAGTATAGTGGTATTATATAGATCAGGGAGAATATTACCCCAATTAAATTCACCATCTCCTTGGTCACTTAACCCTTCAATACTTTCTCTAACTAAATTAGCAGGTATACCTAAAACTTGTAGTGCATTATCAGCAACAAGTAAAGGATTAAAAGTATTATTCAAAGTATTTAAAAACCAATTCTTTTTCTTTTTACCAATAACCTCTACTTCAGGTAAATTTACAGTTTGGATATTGTCATCTTCTGTTGTTTCTCCTGCCTCTTGCATAACACGTCCACCCATTCTTTTCATCTTCTCTAAGTTAGAGATAATGGTTTTATCTAGAGGGATTATTTGATATGCATCTCTTATGTCTGCACCTTTGTAGTCTTGTGTTATAATAGCATCAAATCCATCATCAATAAGTTTCTGTACATCTTCTACTGAATAAGTTCTTGGTTGTTGTTCTATAAATGGGTTTTTAGGATTTATTTTTGCTCCCCATTTTTCTGCACCATAGTCATTAAATGCATAATTGTTTGGTGTAAAGAAACTTAAGTTTTGAGGAGCTTTCCAATTTGCATATTCTCTTGGATTTACAAAATCAAGAGGCTCCATTATAGTTTCCGGATTGCTTGTATTTCTATAAAATATGTAATCTTCTGCAGGAGGTCTATTTAGTTGTTTAGGTGTATCAGAAAAAAATGACATTGCATTTGGAGTTTCTTCAACAACTTCTTCAACAACTTCATCTCCTTGTTTAGAGAATAGGTTTTTTATATAACTAGCTGCATCATCCATATATGGTGCTGCTTTTTTTGCTATGTTTTTAATTATACCTCTTTGTGCTTTAGGTAATGA